ACAGCGAGTACGACCTGGCTGAGATGCTGATCTACAACAGGCACCTGACGGAAGGCCTGGAGAACCCAGACGACCGCGACAATCCTCGCTTGATGTTCGACCCCAATGCCGACGTGCGGATCCAGCGTCTGCTCGAGCCGCTTCTCTTTCAGAAGGGGAGGCAGCACGTCAAGCTGGAAGGCATCTTTGGCTACACGGAGCTCGGACCGTCCGACCCGGTTGGAGAGACTTCGCCAGGAAGCCAGGTGCCCCTGAGTTACGGCAGCACGCCACCCCTGATTGAACGAGCGGCCATGCTGCTTGTCGCCAGATACCTCGAGCCCGTGTCCGCAGGTGGCGGGGCGCAGTTCAGGACTCGGAACAACATCATCGAGGAGCGCACACGCGACCAGATGTACAAGCTGGCGAGCGTGAGCGAAGCAGATGGGTCGTACGGCATGACCGGTGACATCGAGGTTGACAAGATCTTGATCCACTACACGGCGCCACTGGCGATTACGGCGATATGAGAGGACGACTGATACAGAAGATGGTGTGCGTGTTGGCTCAGGTCGATACCGCGGCAACGGCTGCCGTCGTTGACGGAGGGTACGACGACGAGTTCGGCGAGGTGCTGCCGGTCGACGACGACACGCAGCTCGGCTCAACCTCTCTGCGCTACAAGGCGGAGGTGTCTTTGCCTTGCCAGATAGATCGCCAGGAGTGGGGAATCAACGAGCTGACTCGTGGCGGCTACCAGGACGCGTCGGACATCGTCGTCGTGCTCCATCGACCCGACCTCGAGGCGCTCGGCATGATCGACTCGGATGGCCAGGCGATGATCTACTCCGGCGACCGCATCGTGAGAATAGAGAGTATCGATGGCGAGGTGCAGAACGCCTGGGCCAACCCGCCGATGCTGGTCAAGGACGTCGAGCCTGCGGGCTACGGGCTTCATGCCTTCGGCGCTCCGAAGTTCAACCTCGTCAACCTGATGTGTCGGCGAGAGCGGGAGGCGGCGCCAGGGCTATGATCAACTTCACTGTAGACGTCAGGAAGTTCGGTGTCCCGGAACGAGATCTACCTCGTGCGGCGCGTGCCATTCCTCGACTGATGCAGAGGGCGCTGAAGAAAGAGGCGCAGATACTTCGGAAGGTTATTGTCAAGGGCATCAGAAACCAGGCGCCTGGCGGCAAGAAGTTCAAGCCTCTCGCAGATACAACCAAGATGATGAAAGGCTCGTCAAAGGCTCTCATTGACAAGAGCGATCTGATCAATTCTGTGAACGTCTCAGATGTGGAAGGCAGCGCGATATTCGTCGGCGTGCATCGCAAGGAGCTGGGCAAGGACGGTCAGGAGCTTTGGAACATCGCCGAGATCCAGGAGTTCGGAACTCCTAAGTTCCAGATCGCCGTCACTCCGAAAATGAGGCGGTGGTGGTTTGCGATGTTCCGCCAGGGCATCTTCAAGGCGCCTTTGAAAAGTAGGACATCGGTGATCAACCATCCAGGAGTGCCGGAGCGCCCGTTCCTTCGTCCGTCGTACGCCTTCTGGTCGAAGATGGCAGAGCATTCGTTTCAGGCGACCATGGAAGTTTTCCTGAGGAGGTCTCTTGGCTACCACAAGCGGTGGTAGACGAGGAGTAGCATGGCTGTACCGACCATCACATCCGTCACGCCGAGCGAGGGCCTCACGCGAGGCAGGAACATCGTCGCCATTGCTGGCACTAACTTCAGGCTGCCGCCAGCGCCGCCAGCCGATGGACCTGTTGGAGGCGACCAGCAAAAGACGGTCGACGTGAAATTTGCTGGAGTTGCCAGCGAGTGGGCATACGCGGCAACGGCGGAGCTGATTTACGCGAGGGTGCCGGAGTGGAGAGGAGACTACAATCTTACCTTTCCAATCGACCTCGATGTCAGGGTCGCCAACTTGGACGACGACGGCAACGAGATAGCTGGCGAGAACGTGACCCTGGCTGACGGCTACGCGGTCAACCAGCCGGGTTATGCCGAGGAGTCGTACTTCCAGCAAGTCGTGCGTGAGATCCTGAGGCTGTTCCGCAGACACGTTTTCAAGAACACGCACATCACAGTGGCGCGTGACTACGACGACGACCCGAGCGACCTGAAGCGCATGCTGGCCAATACCCCTGTCGTCCATCTCGTAGGCCCGACGACGCCACTCAATCGCTTCTACAGCATCAACCGAGAGGATGTTGAGGAGGACCCGAGCGACCCTGACGCCTACTTCCGCCTCGCGCCGCCAGTGACGGTGGACATCGAGTTCGACATTAGGGGTTACGCCAAGACGAGCCGCCAGCTCTACGCGATCCAGCAGGCGGTCTTGATGATGTTCAGGGACATCACCTTCGTCCGAGTCGACATCGACCCGAACGATCCGGCACAGGGGTACAAGGAGTACGAGTTCCATCTGCCTTTCGAGAGCTACCCGAGGTCGGTGACGATACCGAACTTCAGTGATCTCGTTAGCTTTTTCGCTTCGTGCGTAATTCGGGGCGTGCATATTGACGACGAGGCTGGTACAATAATCGAACGTGGATGGCGGATCACGGCGAACGACGGCGAACCTGTGGTCGACCTCCAATCGTCCTAGGAGAACAAGATGTCAACAATCAACGTACTTTCCAAGAACAAGAAGGTCGTCATTCTCAGCCTGCCGCACAAGCTCGTGTGCTGCCGAGTCGGTCACTGTTTCTGCTCGCGAGAGGGCGTTCCGTCTTCCGTGCATCTCGTCCCAGGAATGAACAAGAATCTCGATCCGGCGGTCTTGCGGTCGCCGCAGTTCGACACGCGCACCATGACGGTGCATGAGGTCAAGGCAAAGAGAAAGGTAGGCAAGAAGGCACCGGAGCAGAAGACCGAGTCCAACGAGACAACGTCGCCGGATGCTGGCAAGGGCAAGGGTAAGGGCAAGAAGGGGTCAGGTCGTCGCAAGTAGGAGACGAATCAACACAACCAGCGGGCTCCAAAGAGAGACGCAACGGAGGATTAAGCGATGGCATCGACCGAACTGCTCTCCAGCAAAGTCGTTATCCTCGAGGAGGAGCCGAGCATCCCGAACATCACCGCGTTGCCCAGCGCGGTGCTTCTGGCTCTCGGCATCACAGAGCGCGGACCGATCGCGGATCGAACCCTGCTCACCTCCTTCCAGGAGTACAGCGACATCTTCGGCGGGTTCACGGCCACCAGCGAGGTGGCCATCGCCATGCACGGCTTCTTCTACAACGGAGGGAGCTTCGCGTGGGTCAGCAGAACCTGTCACTTCACCGACCTGACGGACCCGTCGACGTACATAGCGACGAAGGGGACGAAGACGCTCCAGAACTCGGGCACCGCGGCCTCGCCTGCCGTGGTCGGGCCTGGTACGGACGTCGCGCCGTTCTCGATGGACCCGGGGGACCACATCGACATCGATGTCGGCTCGGGTCCGGTGGTCGCGACGTTCGCTGCAGCGCCGGCGGACATCACCGACACGGCGACCTATCCGATCGGTCCACTGACCGGCGGCGAGACGATGGGCGTGACCATTGCCGGAGCGAACGGTGGGAACGAGCAGACGGTCACAGCGGCAGGAGGCGAGACGACAGCCGTCGACATCGCCGCGCTGTGCGCCGCACAGCTCGCAGGCTGCAAAGCGGAGGTGGTGGGGGGCCAGGTCAAGCTGACCACCGACCGCCAGGGCACGGGCGCATCCATCCAGGTCACCACCGGAGGCACTCTGAACGCTATCCTGGCGTTCCCGACCGCAGCCGATACCGGCACGGGGGACGTGTTCGACATCGACCCCGTGACCAAGGCCGAAGCGCAGGCCAAGATCGAAGGCGAGGTAGGCCTCGCTGGAAACGTCCTCGTCACGTACAACGGCTCCGACCAGATGATCATCACGACGGTCGCAACCGGAGCCTCGGCGGAGATTCAGGTCGAGGTGGCGAGCACGGTCAACTTCGGGCTGGACAACACGCCGCACAACGGAGCAGACGCCACGCCGGAGGACACGCTTAGGTTCGACGGCAAGACCCCGGGGGCCTACACCGGCAACATCACCATCGCCGTCGAGAATGCGTCGAATGGCGAGGCCGAGTTCTTCAACCTCAAGTTCCTCGTCAGTGGCGTGGTCAAGGAGACCTTCCCCAACGTGACGATGGACCAGACCAACACGACCGACTACGTGGAGACGCGCGTCAACCACGCGACGCAGGGAAGCAACCTGCTGGCGGCGACGGACCTCCTCCTCGCGTACTCCGCGCTGCTGAAGAGGCCCGCGAACCAGACGACCTCGGCGATGACCGGAGGCGACGACGGGCTCACTGGGCTCGCGGATTCCGACTACATCGGCAACGAGGCCGGACCGACCGGGCTGTTCTGTTTCGACCGTGTCAGCACGGGCCGCATCCTGATCGTGCCCGGAGTGTACACTCCGGCCGTTCACCTCGCGATGATCGACTACGCCGAGAACCACCGCAACGGCACGATGTTCTGCATCCTCGACTGCCCGCCGCAGCAGACGGCAGTGCAGGTGATTGACTACGTCGACACCAACGGCCTGCTCGAGCTGTCGGAGTACGCGGCGATCTACTGGCCGTGGATCAAGGTCGTCAACCCGTCGCCGGCAGTGTTCGGCACGGACGACTACATCGCGGTCGCGCCTTCGGGTTGGATCGCCGGCAAGTACGCGTCGAACGACCAGAAGATCGGCGGCATCTACGAGTCGCCGGCAGGCGTCGGCGGCGGCTTCGGTGTCATCCGCGGCATGGTGGGAGTCGAGGACGACCCGGGCGGCAGCGAGACGCACGAGGTGCTCGACGAGAAGAAGCGCGACCTCGTGTACCCGAAGCGCATCAACCCGATCTCCAAGGACGAGAACCAGCCCTGGGCCATCGACGGTGGACGCACGCTGAAGTCGACCAGTAATTTCCCGAACGTCGGCGAGCGGCGCGGCGTCATCTTCATCGAGACCAGCATCCAGGCAGGTCTGCTCATCCTCAAGCACCGGTTCAACAACAAGGAGAACCGGCGCAAGGCGGAGCGTATCATCACAGCGTTCCTCGTGAGGGAGATGAACAAGGACGCCTTCCGCAGCCGGAACCCGGCGACGGCGTTCTTCGTCGATGCGAGCGACAAGCTCAACCCGCTCGCCAACGAGTTCGCGGGCATCATGACGATCCGCGTGGGCCTGGCGACGAACAAGCCCGCCGAGTTCATCGTGGTACTCGTGACCCAGGACACCCGGGCGTTCACGGAAGCCCTGGCGGCATAGGAGGACATCATGGGTGGAACACCGGTCATTTGGTGGCACAAGTACAAGTTCATCATCGAGATCGATGGTGTCGTCCGAGCGGCGTTCACGACGTGCTCGGAGCTCAACATCGAGGCAGCGAACGTCGCGCACCGCGAGGGCGGGCGGCTCCAGCCTCACAACGCTCCCGGGACGGTGACGTTCCCGGAGATCACGCTGACGAGAGGCCAGACCGACGACTTCGACCTCTACAACTGGTTCAAGGACACGTTCGACGCGGCGGCGGGGACGGGGCTCGACACGCCCGACATCTACCGGACGTTCGACATCATCCAGCAGAACCGGAAGGGCGAGGCGGTCGAGCGGTACACGGTCTATGACGCGTACGCGAGAACGTACGGCGGAGGCGACTGGGACAACAATGCGGACGAGGTCCGCATGGAGTCCGTCACCGTCCAGCCGGATCGCTGGGAGCGCGTCCCCGCTTGATGGTGATGTGAGACGCGGCGGGGGCCACGGCCCCCGCCCGTGCTCGCATAGGTATAGGCGCAGGTCACAGGCAAGAACCAGAACAGGAGGAGATTATGGGTACAGGTATCATTCGTCTGCCGTCAGGAGCTTCCGTAGACATGCACGGTGTCGGCCTCCAGCAGGAGAACATGCTGGCCAAGGGGAAGAACGCCTCGGCAGAGAAGCAGGAGAAAATTCTGCTCGAGGTCATGCGCTCGTGCACCGACGGCTTTGCCGACCCAGGCCCGCTGTATCAGAAGATGAACGGCGTCGACTGGAACAGCATGTTGCAGGGAGACTACTTCGCCGGGCTCGTCGGCCTGTCCACGTTGTCGTACGACGACGAGACGACCGCAGAGTTTCCGCTGAAGCACTGCAACCGAAAGTTCGACTACAGGGTCGACCTCGTGGAAGAACTGCCGATGCAGACCCTGCCAGAGGATTCGATTCAGAAGATCCTCAACGGCGAGCCGTTCGAGGTGGAGATCGCCGGCAAGGTCGTCCAGTTCAAGGTACCGAAGGTCCGAGACATCTTCCAGGTGATGAAGCTCGAGGCGCAGTTCCCGAACCGCCAGATGACGGTCGCCTTGCGCTCCCGCATCGTCGCGGTGGAAGGCGTGGAGCCGCGCGACATCATGGACTGGCTCGATGGCGGAGATCCCGACGGACGCAGGAGAAGCAAATACAAGCAGCTCGACGGCGCAGAGTTGGAGAAGCTTCGTGACGCTTTTGACCGTGTCAACTGCGGCATCGACAACGAGATAGATGCAACGTGTCCCTTCTGTGAGGAGGAGTTCGAGGTGGAGGTCCCTTTAGACAGTGGCCTCCTCATTCCTGGGAAGTCGATCCGGAAGCGGAGGCGAGACCGGCGCCGTGGGATGGATACCTCGGACACTACACAGAAGAGGATGTCCGACGAATCCGATTCCGACTCTCCTGGAACGGAGTCTGGGGAGGAAGCCTCGGTATCGACTGGCGAGACACCCTCGACCTAGAGATCGACGAGGCGCTGGAGCTGCTGGACATGATCAGGGACACGAGGAGAAGCGAGTTTAGGGAGTTGTTCAAGAAGTAGGAGGCCGGATGGCTCTCATGTCCAAATTCGGTGCGGGATTCGTCTTCAACGCCGTCGACCGCGCCTCTCCAGTCTTCCGCAAGGTCGGTGCTCGTTTCGGCATGATGTCCAAGAAAGTGATCGGCTCGTCCAATGCGATGGGCCGAGGGCTCGCTCCACTGGCCGCAGGGCTCGGGCTGTTCAAGCTCGGCACCGGCCTGACGAGCGCGGCGAAGGGTATGGCCGACGCAGCAGGCAACTTCGAACAATCGCTCAAGGGGGTGGGCGTCATCACCAGATCGACGGCGGAGGAGTTCAAGCTCCTCCACGACACGGCCATCGACGCTGCGGCGAAGACGCAGTTCAGCCCCGACCAGGCCGTGGAGGGCTTGACCAACTTAGCCACAGCCGGTCTCAACGCGAGGCAGGCAACGCAGGCACTCATCCCTGTGCTCGACCTTGCAACGGGTTCGCTAGGGCAGCTCGGGTTGGCCGAGGCAGCGAATGCCGTCGTGGGTACGATTAAGGCGTTCGGTATGGAGGCAACCCAGGCGACATTCGTCACCGACCGCTTGCTGCGCATCACGCAGTTGACGAACTTTCAGGCGCGAGATTTCGCCACTGGTCTTTCCAGGGCGGCGGCAACGGCCAAGCTGTATGGTCAGAATCTCGACGACACGCTGATCACGATGGGTCTGATCAGAAACATGAACATCGACGCGACCGTGGCATCGACCTCGCTGCGGGAGGCCTGGAGACGTCTTGCTTCTGACCAGAGGTCGCAGCAGCTCGTTGCAAGGCGGGGTGTCAAGATCTTCGACGAGCGCTCCAAGAAGATCAGGCCGATGCTCGACATCATGACCGACCTAGCGGAGAAGACCGAGAACCTGAACGACAAGGAACGGATGCGCACGATGACACTGGCGTTCGGCGTCAGGGGCATGGCCGCGTTCAACGCCGTGGCGGAAGCGCAAAAAGACATCATGATAGACGGCGTGCAGGTCACTCTGCGAGGCGCCAAGGCAGTTCGTGCGTTGCGCGATGAGATGGCTGGCGCTGAAGGCACGGCGGCGAAGTTCAAGGAGGAACTGCTCGATACGTACCAGGGACAGAAGCAGCTCATTGGCGGCATGATTCAGACCATTAAGGTGCTGATCGGCGAGGGAGGCACAACCGCCCTGAAGCCGGTAGCCAAGGTGATCTACGAGATACTCGACGGCATCAGAGGCATGATCCAGGCGATGCCAGTTGGTGCTCGCGCGACGATCATCTCGGCGCTCGGTGCCTTGGGTACGTTCATCGCAGGTGTCGGTGGTGTGATGGCGATGGTTGGCGCGTTGGGGATGCTCGGCGTCACTTTGTCGGGAGTGCTGATTGGTATCGCCGGGCTCGCACTGGCGATGGGGCCGGCTGTCATCCTGTTCTCTGGCGCGGCGGTGGCCATCGCATCGTTCGCTATGGCGTTCAAGCGCAACGTCGGTGGCATCGGAGACTCGTGGGCTTCGACCATTGACAAGTTGAAGCTCGGTGGCAAGGCCATCGTCGAGTACTTCAGCCAGGGCTCCATCAGCAAAGCCGTTCAGGACGAGCTCAACAAGGCCGAGAACCAGGGCATCAGAAAGTTCGTCGACGGAGCGATCAACGGCATTGAGAGACTCAAGACCTTCTGGGAGGGGCTCAAGGAAGGCTTCATGGAAGGAGTGGACGAGCTGGCTCCGTCCCTTCAGAAGCTGACCGGCAGGTTCTCCGGCCTCTTCGATCTGTTCGATACCAAAGATCCAGCAAAGACGATGGACGACTGGAACACTTCCGGCAGGCGCGCGGGAAAGACGCTTGCCAGCTTCGGCGAGAAGGCCATTGACGCGATCGACAAGCTGATCGGCTGGGGCGACAAGGTCGGCAAGGTCATCACGAGCATTACTGGCGAGGACATCGAGAAAGCGGTGAACGATTTCAAGAAGTGGTTCGAAGGGACGGCAGAAACGGTCAAGCTGCTCGGCAAAGCCCTATGGGCTCTGACCAGGCCGATTAAGTGGCTGTACATCATGTACAAAGACCTCGCGGCGTTCGGCGGGTTCATCGGCGACGTGCTCGGCGCGCAGCATCGAGCAGGCGAGAAGGGCTACGTCGAAACAGCCCATGAACTGTCCAGAATTCGATTGCAAGGCAATCTGTGGGGAGATGTTGCACCATTGGGGTTTCTTGGTCCGGGTGAAGAACAATCTCGCGGTGGCATGGCCGGTGCTGCGGGTCGTGCACCTGGCGCTGGCACACAGCGTGCAAACCTCGAGCGCAGACTCGAGGGCTTCCGCGACTTCTTCCTCAAGGAGGGGAAGTATGCGACACGCGCCGGGCTCGCGCCAGGCGCGAAGTACTTCGAGGAGCTGTCTGCTCAGAAGCAAGACGAGCTACTCCAGCAGTTCATCGACCTCAACCGGCAGCTCAAGAAGATCGGTGGCCAGCCGATCGTTTTGAAGATAGACAACAAGGAGGTCGCAAGAGCCAATCGAAAAGGTGAAACGTCACTCGCAGACGAGGAGTTCGGACTGTAATGGCTGAAAAAAGCGACAGGGCAGATCTCGACAGGATCAAGCAGGGCAACATAGGCGCGATGGGTGCGGCGCAGCCAGCAGAAGGCATTCGCGGCTACATCCAGAACATGGATCTAGATCCAGAAGAAAGCCCGCTTGTTTACATTAGAGAGGCAATGGATTTCTATTTTCGTCCGGTGCCTGTGCGCGAGGCAATCACCGCAGCGTACGAGTCGATGGGGGTGATCGGCATGTCGCACGAGTACAAGCCATACTCGCACACGGCCAACGTCCAGTTCTCGTTCGACATCTACGTCAACGCGCTGATGATCATCAAGAACGCGGCGATGACGAATCCTAGGATCAAGAATCCAACTGGTGGCTTTGCTGCCAATCCAGAGGGCAGCGCAGATCAACTCAGGTCAGTTGCCGATGCCTTGGAAGAGGGGCGTCGGTACCTAGAGGCGCTGATGTATCCTGCGGCGGATGCAACTGGCCAGGGAAAGTTGTCGCCGCCTTTCTGCATATTGTGTATTCCTGGGATCGTATCTCTGAGATGCAAGTTGATCTCACTTGCCATCGAGTATCTCGACTCAGACATCAGGGGATACCATAAAGAATTTCGTGCGACAGTCACGTTTGAGGAACATCCACAGAATAGAATTACCATGCAGGACGTTCTCTCGGCCGGCATGTTCAACGACATGAGGTAGGGCCATGCCGATGTTCCCGTACAGCCGGTATCGATACTGCAACCGCTACACGAACGCTGAAGGCATCTCGTATCTAGACGAACGCGAGCCGTTTCGATACACGGACGAGCCCGACAACATCGAGCACATCGCCAGAGACGGAGATACGTGGTGGGGCCTCGCGTTTCGTTATTTCCAGGGCATCGAACGCCCTGACGGTCTGTGGTGGTTGTTGTGCGAGTTCCAGCCGACTCCTGTGGTCGATCCGACCATTCAGATCAA